CCGGCAGCGCCGCTGGCGAAGTACTGGTACACCTGAAACGCGCGCTCGCCGTCCGCGTCCGTCACCGGGAGCGTGTCGAGCATGCCGGTCGGCATGTTGGTGCCCGTGCCCGTGAGGATCGCGCGGCCTTCTTGGAAGGCGAACTCTTCCGCGACGCCCTCGGTCAGCCAGCCCTCGACGTCGAAGAACATGTCGTTGAGCGACTCTTCCGTGGCCTTCGGCAGGGCGTACAGCATGCCGAAGGTCGGCTTGCACGGCTCCAGCGTCGGGGTGTTGGTGCCGTTGCGCGCGCCCTTCTCGCCGACCCAGCCGCTCGACGTGCCGCCCATGTCCTGCAGCAGCTTGAAGTCGGTGGTGGACGCGCGCTGCACGTTGACGAGGCCGCGCATCGGGGAGATTTCCAACACGCGCTTCTCGATGTTGCGCGCGAGGACCTGCGGCACCGCGTGGCCGCCGAAGGACGGGGTGGAGACCTCGACCTGCTTGATGGAGGTGACGGCCGAGGCCGCTTCTTCCAGCTCGCGGGCCGCCTTGGCGTCCTTCGGCGAGCGCAGGAAGTTGATGAACTTGTTGAGGTGCTCGCGCTGGTCTTCCGGGAGCGCGTCCTTCTCGCCCTCGTAGGCGATGCGGCGCTTGCCGGCCAGCTCCAGCCGCTCGACCGAGGCGCGGACTTCATCGAGGTCCTGCATGGCCTTTTCGAGGCGCTGCACGGTGGCGACGGTCTCGGCGGCGGCCTTGCCCGTCTTCTCGATTTCTGCGATGCGCTTGTCGTTCGCTTCCTTGAACTGCACGAAGGTGCGGTTCAGGCCGTCGATTGCTTCTTTCAGTTCCATTTTAGCTCCCCCTGAGGGTGTTGGTGAGGTTTTCGAGCGACTTGAGAACGCCTGCCATGTTGTCATCCCCGTTGTCGCCTACCTCACGCAGGAGACCTCGATACCCCTTGGCGACGATCGCCTTGGATTGGGACCGGCTGTAGCCTGCATCGCGCAGGAAAGCCTCGAAATCCGCTTCCGACGGCGGCTTGCCGGCGCGGAATGCTTCGCGGACGTCCGTGATGAACGCCTCTTCGTTGGCGGGGAAGGTCACGACCGACACTTCCCACAGGTCGATTTCCTTGAGCAGGTAAACGCCCTTGTCCTTGTCGTACTCCATGCCGCCGTTGGGGACGGTGAAGCCGATCGAAAGGCCGCGCAGGGCCTTCATCTTGGTGAGTTCGTGGGCTTCCGCGCCCTTGACGGTCTTGAGGGCAAAGACGCCCTCCAGATCCAGCCCGAGGTCGCCCTCTTCCATGCTCTTGTAGACGCCGATGGGCTGCTTGGGGTCGTGCTGCCACAGCAGCGCAGGTAGGGTGCCCCGGTCCTTATGGCGCGCGAGGCTCTTCTGGAAAGCGCCTTTGACCACTACGTCTCCGTAGGAGTCAGTGTTGCCGAAGACGGAACCGAGGCCCTTGAACGAGCCGTCCTCGTTCGTCTCCTTGACGGAGAGGGAAACCTGCTTGCGGCGCATCGCGCTCATTTGTCCTTCCCCGTGTCCGAATCGTTGGGTTTGTCCGACGACGAGCCCGGCTTGCGGAACTCGTCAAGCCCCGCCACCGTGTTCCGCTTCTCCATCGCCCGGACTTCGTTGGGGTTGAGAAAGCCGGTTTCGATGCCGATCTTGTGCGCTTCATAGCGCGACTTGATGTCTCCGCGAATTATAGCATCCGAGTTGAACGACGGGTAGTACTCCTTGCGCTCCTTCTCCGTCAGCACGTCGCGGTACAGCGCCTGTTCGATGTTAACAAGCCACGGCATGATCGTGAAGGTCACGAACCCGATGGTCTGCTGCTCGATGCCGGAGCCCCAAGAAGTTGTCTTCTCGGTGTCGCCGGCCATATGGGGCGGCACTCCGAACAGGGCCAGAACTTCGCCCCGCTGGTACTTGCGCATTTCGAGGAATTGGGCGTCCTCGGCGGTCATGCCGATCTTTTCGACCTTGATCCCTTCCTCCAGCAGGACCGTCTTGTGGTGGTTGTCGGCTCCGGCGTTCGCCTGATCGAAGGACCGGGCGATCCGGTTGGCCACTTCCTCTTCGACGATTTCGGGGTGGGTCAGGATGATGCCCAGCCGCGCGCCGTTGGCGTACATCTTGGCCGTGCTCTTTTCGATCTGGATACCCAGCCCGATCGCCTCGCGGGCCTGCGTGACGGGCGACATGCCGAGGATGCCATCGGAGCCGACCGCTCGAATGTGCAACATTTCGCCGCGCTTGAGCGGGATCGGCGGCTTGTCCTTGGGCGTATACACGTATTGCAGCTCATAATCGCTGCTCATCTTGATCGCAACCCTGTCCGGGTGGATCGGGATGATTTCGCGGGCCCGGCCGTTGCCGTCGCGCGTGATGTACCCGAAAAAGTTGCCCCGGAGGAGCAGGCACACCATCAGGTGACGCCAGAATTCGAATGACGTCTGCCACGGGTTGGGGAGTCGGTGCAGGACGTGGAACAGCGGGTGGTCGGTCGCCTTTTCGCTGTTGCCGTCGCCGGTGCTGCGCATCAGGTGGCAAGGCAGCATGCCGATCACTTCGGACAGGATGCGGACCGCCGTGTAAACGGCCGCGTACCGCATTGCGGTGTCCTCGTTGACCACGGCCCCGGAGTTGGTCTTGCCGCCCCCGAGCAACAGGCTGTCGAGCTTGTCGATGCGCGCGATCAGGGCATCGCCGGGCGCGTTCTTGAGCGACTCCAAGCCCTCTTTGCCAAGCAGGGCGCGCAGGAACAAATCACGGATCATAGTGTGCGAACCCCACGCTTGGCATAGACGCTGGACTTACTCTCGTGCGCCAGTATAGCACGCGAGAGCGCCATGAGCAATGCTACGGCAACGTCGATCTTCTTGTCTTCCTTTTCCTTCGTTGGCTGGATGTACTCTTTGTTCCGGCCCGACTTGTGCGCGATGACGTTGGACATACACCACGTGAGCACCGGGTTGCCGTCGAAGTGGAACCGTTCCTCAAGTACCAGTTTCTCGACTTCTTTCATGACTTCCGTGTAGTTGCCGGCCGTCTGCTTGAACTCGTGCATGGGGGCCTTCGCGCGCTCAAGGCGTCCGGCCATCTGCGACATCTGCCACGGGTCGTACGCGATTTCGCGGAGCCGGTACTTCTTGCGGTCTTCCTTGATTTCCTCCTCGATTTCGTCCTGATCGATGGTGTTTCCGGCCATCAGGTAAATGAGGTCGTCCTGTGCCCACCCGGCGTAGTGCTCGTTGCCCTCTTCTTCGGCCACAGTCTCGGGCAAGTAGATATCGCAGAAGGCGTAGAAGTGGGGGCGAACTTCCTTCCGGTTGGTCTTCCGGTCCACGACCGTGATTTCCTTGCGGACGAACACCTTGACTTTGGATGCCAAGTCGGTCTTCGACGCCAAGTCCACCCCGAGGAACATGTCGTCCTTGATGAAGTTGTCGATTTCCAGCGTCGGGTCGGCGCACTTGTCCCACGCGAGCATGTTCATCCACGCGATGTCGGCATTGACCCACACGTTGAGGTGCTTGGTCAAGAAGTTCGACATCGCGGTTGGCATCTTGGCGGCCTTTGCCGCCATGCGCGTCAGCTGCTCCGGGTTGACGGAGATGCCAAAGTTGGGGTTGGCCTTCCGCCAAGCCACCTCGGAGAACGGGTCGTCGCCTTCATCGATCGTGTAAATGATGCCGAAGAAGGTGTCGTCCTCGTGCGAGTCGCCCTTGACCGGGTAGCCGAGCCCCTCGTGGGCCGAAAGGGTCGAGTTGAGAATCTTGGTGAGGTACGTGCGGACCTCGTAGCAGATGCCGGCGCGGTTGCTGCCGGCCGTCGTGATCGACCACAGCAACGGTTGCGTTCGCGAGCCGGTGCCGGTCTCAAGGACGTCGTAGATTTCACGAGTCGGGTGAGCGTGCAGCTCGTCGATTGCGCCGAAGCTGACGTTGAAGCCGTCGAACGTGTGGCCCTCGGATGAAAGAGCCTTGAACGTACTGTCCGTGGTACCCTGAAAGATCGCGTGGGCCGACGTCGCGACGCCGAAACGGTTCTGTAGGCCCTCGGACTTATCCACCATTCGCTTGGCGATGTTGAAGACGATCTTTGCCTGATCGCGCGTCGTCGCGGCCGAGTACACCTCGGCGCCTTCCTCGCCGTCCGCGCACATCGAAAACAGTGCAGGCGGGGCGAGCAGGGTTGTCTTACCATTCTTACGCGGCACTTCGACGTACACGGTCTTAAAGCGACGCCAGCCGGTGTCCTTGTGGACCCAGCCATACACGCTCGCAATGATGAACTTCTGCCACGGCTCCAGCACGAGGCGGAGCTTGGCGACAGCCCACCGACCCTTGGTGTGTGGCATCAGCTCGCAGAACTTGACCGCGCGCGCCGCCTTGGCTTCATCAAAATGGTACGGCCAGTCAGGGTCGGCCGCGCGCACAAGATCGTCCAGATGACGTCGGCAGGTGGCCTTGGTCCACTTGCTGGCCGGGATCGTGCCGTCCAGAACCTTG